ACTACTGTCACCCATCTTAATCTTACAACAACTAGAGAACATCTTAAGTCTAGTACGTACACCACTAATGACTGGAGTAGGTAAACTAATCTCATCATTCTTTAGTGCTTGATAGAAGTCCAACACATACCCTAGCTTAGCATCTCCTTCATCAGCAAAAATAACCATAGGGATAATCATAAACGTCTCTTGAATCATCTCTAAGGCTTTATCAGTCTTAACATCCTTAATCAGGTACTTACTCTCTAGCTGTGTGATGCTTGAGTGTACTCGTTCTAAATCATTCTCATAATCTAAGTAGCTACCTAGGTATTCAATCTCTTCTTCAGTGTACTTCTCTAGTATCTCAGGGCTATACAACTTAGACTTAACATTCTTCTTGATGTAGTCTAAGAAGTTGATAGGTTCAAAGCTACCGTACACTTCCTTACGCATATTAGTTACTAGTAATCTACCCGCTAGTATACCATAGTCAGGATGTTCAGGTGTTAACTTCTCACTCGCACTCTTAATAAGTGTCTGTTGAATAGCGACTGATGACATCTTATTAGCAATCTTTAGATGTGCATTAAGTGCTACATCAGATACAGATACGTTGAGACCTTCAGCACACTGGGATAACATCATATGAATCTTATCATAATCAAGTAGCTCTAGTGTACCGTCTCTCTTCTTTACGTATACTTCTTTGTTATTCATCATCTGTTGTTTCCTCCTCTTCAAAATCCATACGTTTATCCATAAGCTTATCCTCAAAGGAATCAAGAAGCTCCTCTGTGCTTACCTCCAGTATGTCACAGATAAGGCATTCATCATACCCCTCTGCTTTAATACGCTCTTTAAGCTCTTCAAGTGTTAGCATCAATTAACTCCCTAAGGTACCACTCCGCTTTCTTTAAGTCCTCGAGACCATTCTTAGTTTTATACCTACTGACATACTTAATGATGTTACCTTCTAGATAGTTAAACTTCTGGTCTAAGATAAAATCAATCACTTCGATATCCCCTTGTTTATAATGACTAGGGTTTATTTTGCTTGTTTGTTCATCGTCCATTCTTTTAACTCCTTAATCTCTTTAGTTGAAAATATTTTGATATTATTCTTCTTGCACCACTCAACATAGGTAATCTTATTCCCTTTAGCTATCTTAGCTTGTGGCCTAGGCATTAAGAAAATTAACTCTTTATCCTCAAACCTAAGTTGCTCTGCAATAGACTTATACTTCTGCCTATCTCCAGCTCTAAAGAAGCCCTTGACTTCGATATAATAAGAGCCTTTAACAAAGTCTGGAGTGTAGTTCTTACGTATCGTATAAGCTACTCTATGTGGCTCATACTCCCACTCCCTTCCTAACTTAAGAGAACACTCTTCCTCTAGTTTACTTCTGAATTTTCTAGGCATTAAAAAACTCCTCTGCTTCCTTATCAATCTTATTACCATCTCTATCTACTTCAATCACACTAGGTACCTTACCAATCTCTACTAGATACTTAGGGCCATTTGAGTATAAGAAGGTTCTAACCTCAGGCCAACACTCGTGTTTATATGAGCAATAACTACAGCCTACAGGCAACTTCATATTCCCTGACTTACCATCTGCTACAGGCTCATAACATTTCTTAGGGGGCTTGATGCCTTTAACGATATTCTTAATATTCTTAATTCTATCTACAATACTAAAGAAGTTAAGTTTAGTCCAATACCATTTAGTCTCATCAGCCATATCATACTTAAGAAATGTTAAGTGGCCGTTAGTCTTATCCATCACTAGCCAGCCTACATCAGTAGTCTTCTCAGCGTGAGCATACCCTTTGATTTGGTCTACATAACCGAAGGGGTCATCGTTAACTAAGCTACCATCTTTAAACTTCTTAAAGCCAAAAGGTGAAGCTGATTTGACATCTGTTAAGACACCATCAATCTTACAGTCCATAGAGCCTTTGATACCATCTACCTCTACTCTCTTCTGCTCTGCTGTCACCTCGTGCCCTGAGAGTTTTGTAAGTGCTAATACCATCTCTTCAATCAAGTGGCCATATAGGAACTTAATTCTAGTGTGAGGCTGTAATTCTTCACCTTTATAACCATTAAAACTATACCACAGCTGTCTATCCTTCTTACCAATGTTACTCATACGTAGCTTACGTCTATCAAACTCGTGTGCTGTGATGTTATTGATTAGAATATTCTTTACATTCTCACCGAAGTCTCCAATAACCTTCTCAATATTTACACCTTCAGCTACCTGTTTGGTATCCATTAAGTGATAAATATCCTCTACTACTGTATCTGTTGTCTTGTTGTTACTCATTAGTGTGTTTCCTCCCAAGTATCTCCTACCTGGTATTCACCGTCTAAACGACAGTTTAAATTAAAATCTTGGCCTGCTCTTTGCATACAAGAGACTGCTAATCTACCAAAGTATTCTGCTTGGTCTTCTTTTACCTCTGCTTGAATCTCATCGTGAACATTTAGTACAAATTTGAAGTCTATATTATATATTATAGCATACTTCTCAAGTAAAATCAAGGCTTGTTTCATAACAATAGCACCAGCTGACTGCAATAATGTATTAAGTGCTAAGTGTGGGCTCCTTATCCACAACTTTCTTCCATCGAGACCTCTAAGCCAGCCTCGTTTGCTACCTCTATTAACTTTTTCTCGTAGAGCTCTAAGTGAAGGCGTATTATCAAGGAAAGTTGCTTTAAGGTTAGCACCATCTTTCGCTGTTCCTCCAACGACATCCCCGATTTTTCCGTCACCTGCGCCATACAGGAAGGCATAGATAAAAGTTTTAGCTGTATCTCTAGATTGAAGTCCTGCAGCCATTTGGTTTGCTGTGTGTATATCTCCATTTAATATTTCCTCTGTGTAGTCTTTATCGTCCATATAGTGTGCTAACATTCTTAACTCAAGACCACTAGCATCCATTCCTACTAACTTCTTTCCTTTAGGCACAGTCCATAGCTCTCTACACTCTTTACCATAAGGAGAGTAACTAGCGGGGACTTGTGCTAAGTTAGGTTTACTGTGGGTCATTCGCCCAGTCACGGCACCACAACTATTAACTCTACCGTGTACTCTACCGTCTGCCTCATCAATCGCTTCAATCCAGCTCTTTACCATAGCTAATCTCTTAGAGATAGTAAAGTATTCTAAGATTAACTGAGCCTCAGGTATGTCTACATTCTTTAGTACCTTCTCATCTACAATTATATTTCCTTTATCAGTGAATACCTTAGGCTTCCACCCGAAGTGCTGGAGATATCTAGCTACTTGCTGTCTACTACCTAAGTTAAACGCAGGATAATCTATGTATCCCCAGTCACCATCTTCATTAGTATGGCCTCCTCTGTCCAATTGTTTCTGATAGGCCACTGAGTTACTACCATCTTTTCTTTTAGGGTTCTTGAGCTCATTTAGTGAGACCCACGTTGGTAGCGGAGTAAATACATTCTGTACTTTTTCCACAATTTCCAATACCCTCTCTTTAAGTTCTGCCATAAGTTCATACGCTTTTACCTCATTAATTAGCATTCCATTCTCTTCTTGTTTTTTAATGATACGGAATACTTCGTGTTCTAAATTAATTGCCTGTTCATCTACATCTCTAAGTTGCATAGACAATCTCTTGTGTACTGCTTTTGTTACTCTTACGTCTTGCTGGCAGTACTTCAGCATATCTATATTAAACTCCTCCCAACCACCTTCGTAGTCATCTTTGAAGTTACCTAGTTTGTTGCCCCAATTCCTGAGGCTGTGTCCCCCGTCCAAGGAAGGATTAGCCAGTCTTGATAAGACCAAAGTGTCTCGTACAGCAAAATCCCACTGGAAGCCACCAACCAAAAACATAACAGGAATATCAAAGCCAATAATGTTGTGCCCAACAATCTCTCGTACACCTTCTGAAAGTAACCACTCTTTAAATTGTCTAACATTGTCCTCTCCTAAAAAATTATATACTGTGTCCTCTTTATTGTCTAACATAGCACAAATACAGTGGACTTCTGTGTTACCTAAATCAAAACCATTAGTCTCAATATCAAAAAAAGCTCTGTTCATCTTCTTGTACCTCTTCTAATCTACCTGTCTCTGAATCATACTGAAGCTTACACGCTGGACCAGTGAGCCCTGAGAATCTATTCTTAATGACCCTCAGTGTCGTTTGATTTCTCTCTACTGGGTCTTCAGCTTGTTGATTACGCTCTAAGCCAATGACAATATCAGATAGTTGAGCGATTGCCGCAGAACCTCGAAGCTCTGAGAGACTCACCTGGCCACCTTCTTCGTGAGCCTTACCTTGTGGTCTCTTTAAGTGAGATACAAGGAATAAGCCTACTCCAGTCTCCTGTACAATCTTTCTGAGCTTAGTCATAATAGCATCAATAGCCTTACGTTCATCTAAGTCTCCCTCCTGGCTACTCACTACGATTGATAAGTGGTCTAATACAATCCATTTACAATCATAAGCTTTAGCATAGGTTCTAATGACATTCAATAGACTGTCCTCTGACATACTGCCAAAATGGTCATAGAAGTAAACATTCTTATTACCTACTGACTTCTCCCATAAGGCTTTCTTCTCTCCTTGTGTTAACATATCACCATACTTAGGTATATGTATAGGGAGGTTAGCTTCAATGCCCATAAGACCTAACACTGACCTGTCAATTGACTCCTCTAAGTGGATAATAGCTAGGTTATCATCAGTTTCATTTAAGATATAAGCCTCTAGCTCCTTAACTACACTAGTTTTACCCATACCTGAGCCACTGGTGATAGTTACTAGCTCTTTAGCTCTAAAGCCATAGGTTAGTTTATTTAGGCCTTCCCAGGGATATTCTACAGTAACCTGGTCCTCATCTTTAAGTAAGTGCTCCCAGGTGTCTACACCTCTAACAATACCTGCTGGTGTATAGACCTCTGAATTCCACCAGTGCTGCATAAACTCTTTAACCTTCCCATTCACTAACATATCATTAGCATCTTTCATAGGTAGACTACATATCTTTAGCTTATTAGGTGTCACCAGGTCCTGTACTTTCTTAATGGCCTTCTTACCTGCTTCATCGTTGTCAAAACATAGTACCACATTATCAAAAGACTCAATATATTCTAGGTTATCTTTGAAGTCTTTATCTGCACTGCTGGCACCATTCTTTAGTGATACTACTGGCCACTTACCATCAAACATTTCACTTACTGAGAGACAATCTATCTCTCCTTCAGTAATAGTTAAGTACTTACCTCCAGACTTGAACACCTGTTGACCAAAAAGACCTGAGCCTTTATTAGTACCTAAGATTTTAAAGTCTTTCGTCTCTGTCTTTCGTTCTTTATAGCCAATTAATTGACCTTCTGAGTCATAGTATGGGTAATAATGTGTATCTACCTTACCATCTTTAGAATAAGAGACAGTCACGCCAAACTTAGCGCAAATGTCTGCTGATATTCTTCTCTCAGAAATAGCTACTCTAGCTGTACCTCTAGGCTGTAGTTTCTCTCCATTCATAATTTTAGTGTCCTCTCTATAGTCTGTAGTAGTATAGGTGTCATCAGTCCCAGGTGTCCAATGACCACAGCTGTTACAATAGCCGTGACCATCAGAGTACACTGAAAGGTTGTCACCTTTTCTGTCACCACCTGCATCTCTGCAGGCAGGGCACGCTATGTGCTTGACAAAATGACTATCTTTAGCCGAAGAATTCATTAGCCTCATCGTTTTGAGACTTATAGCCTTCAGTGCGTTTACTGACCTTAATGGCTGTTAAATAAGTAGCTACACCGTGTGTTGGGTGCTCATTACCTGCCTTCCATAAGATTTGTACTTCTGACTCAGGGCCAAAGTCGTGACCAATGGCCTCACCTTCGGTAGTCTTAATCATTTCAAAGCTTAGAGGGTACTTAGTGCTAAACTTACGTGCTCTATAAGAGGTGCCATCATCTGCTTTAATTGTTCTGACCTTAACACCTAAGTCCTCTAGTTTCTTAGCTTCATTATCACTAATAGCCACTGTTAAGGTGTACTTCCCTGTATCCTCTCCATTAAATACCTCTGTTGAATCTAAATATACATACTTTGCTGTTCCTGTAGTTACCATATTGGTTTCTCCTTATAAGACCTATAAAATAAAGTTAGTAGTGGCCTTAAGCTACTAACTAAAGTGTTCCTTTCGTAAAACCTTTAAGGTTATTATTAAAGTAAACGTAAAAGGTTAAACTCTAAGTGTTTTTGTCTAACCTATAGTATTAGTATATCATACTTTTCAGTCTTTTGCAAGCGTTTTGACATAATTATTTATGTCTTCTGTGTCTCCGCTCTCCTGGTCTATATCATAGGGTCTGGACTGTGACAAACAATGCCCACAGAGGTCCAAATACTCCCCCGAGAAGGTGTCTTTACGTTTGCTGTCCCATTCATTTAGTACTTTATCGCACGCTCTGCATCTCATTATATAGCCTCCTTTAATATCATTACATTTAATCTGGGTTTAATGTCATAACCTTGTTTTATTAGTCTCTGGTGCTCTCTCCACCCTGAGACTGTAGAAGTTACTCCAGTTGATAATATTCTACCCGCTTTTGTCTCTACTGTCCATTTAATTTTCATTTTTAATAATCTCCTGTATTTTAGTTTTAAAGGCTCT